GTGAAAGAAGTAAAAATTGAAAAAATTAAACTAAAATAAAAATGGAACAGCCAGTTAGATACTTCCAATTTCTTGCAGGACCTAGAAATGGGGAAGTAGTTATTTTTGATCATATCGAAGAAGAAGACGGAATGGTTTTCGTCTGCTTTAAAGATGGATCAAGATGTAATGAACAACTTATTCTTCCTCTAAATAGTCAAGATTATCAAAGTCAATTAATGGCCGAAGTAGATAGTCCTTCGAATGTATGGGTTATTGAAACTACATGGGTCGGGAGGGAAGAAGAAAAATGGGAAATGGGTGGTGATGGAGTTCTTCATTGTGTTCAACCATTCATAGAAGGAAAAAAGAAAATTATTCCTCACCCTCCGAGAAAGACCGCATCAAAATTTGGTCAAATAAACACGTTTAACACACCTGCCACTCCAGCTAATGCTACATCTAATAATGATATGAAAACTCAGCAGCAAGCACCAGGCACATCGCAGCCAAGTAATTCAGGGGATCCTGTATGGCTGATGTGTGAAAAGGCAAAAAAATTCGATACCCCTGTAAAAATGTCGATGATTATCAGTTTGCCTACCCAATCACTTTACAACGTTGTAAAAGAAAGCTTTGAAAATGGGGGTCCGAAAGTTATTGAATATATAATTCAAAACCTGGATAATCAAGTTATTAAAGAAAGTTTAAAACAAGCTTTACTTATGGCTTATGAGCCAATAATTCCTAATAATGCACTTCCTTATGAAGTAGAAGCTCCAGTTGTAGGAAGTCCGGAAGCTCAAGGAGATATTATCGAGGAAGAAGAAAAATAATTTTAATCAATGGAAGAAATTAAGAAGAAGAAAATAATACAAGGCGAATATGAAGATGTCATCGAGATTGATGGGCATTATTACCTTGTGGATAAAAAAGACAAAGTTGCAGTTTTGCCTTACACGATTTCTTCAGATGGCCTTCTGGAAAAAATAGGTATTATTGAAGACTGGAATTATATTGAAGATGAAGAAGTTTGGACCCTTCTTAATGGATATATTTCAACAGATGATAGTACCGATCTGGTAGCTGCAAATAGAATTTTCTATGAAGTTACTAAAATCAATATTAAAGCTGCAAAAGACTGGATGTTTTTAGGAGCTCTTTATAGTAATTTAACGTCAGACTCCCCCATTAAAGTTTATGCCGTTGATGTTACAGGATTAAAGATCCAGGAGGAAGCTCAACAAGGCATCAAAGAGAAAAAATTTAAGTTAATGGATGCTTCAACAGTTATTCGAACTGATGAAATCCTTTTCTTAGCCGCATACTTTAGATTATTTAATGTGTTTTATGTCAAATCCTTAAGCAAAAAAAAGTAATATGAACAGACGAGAAAGAAAGGCCATGGAAAAAAGGCTAGGACTTACTAAGTACAAAAAATCTTTGCCGAGAAATGAAAAATTCGAAATGATGAGACAGAATATCATTGAAGGCAGAAAAAAAGAGGAACAATTAAAAGAAGAAATAAGGATTAAAAACAATGCTCATGAAGAATCGATCATTAATAAAAAAATTTCAGATAGAGCAATGGAATTAATGCTTAAGGATGGTCTGGACTATTATAGTGCCAATGAAAAAGCTAAGGAAGAATTTGGCAAAAAGGCATAGGAATGAAATTTTATATTACTGTCGAAGGTTTACCAAAATTAAAGCGGGCTTTTCTAAACTTAAAACTTTATTCAGTTGTAAGTGTTCCGGAAATCCTGTCTGACTTAGGATATACTTATTCTACGATAGATGAATATGCAGCTTTTATAGTCAATCAAAAAATAACGGGATTGATTGAAAATTATGTAAAGTCCAAAAGAATTCGTGGGATTATTTATTCTAATCCAAACCTTAGCAGGGATATAATTGAAAATCTTTTTAATGAATTAGAGACCTGCGATAGGATTTCAGATTTAGTTTTACTAGATGACTATAATGTACCAAAACTAGAACAATATTACGATCTTTTTAGAGAAATAATCTTCTTCCCTTCTGTCAAAAAGATTAGGCTTATCGAGTGTAAGCCTATTCAGGATAAATTAAATTGGAAAGTCTAACCCGCAAGGTTAGACTTTTTAGTTTCTCGAATATATAAAATAAAATACAGTATGGCAGAAGCAGTTGCAAGTAAAACGAAAGTCGATCAGTTAATTGATAGAGCTTTAAAGGCTATCGAAAATGCTATAGAATTTACGGATTACTATACTACAAATGAATGTTTTCGAGTTAAAGTTAATAAGCTTTTCAATGAGCTTATAACTGGAGACGGTTTTTTTAGTAGAGATATTCCCGGGGATAAATTGGACAATATCCATCCTATCGCTGCTGCTCGTGTTTATAAAGAATCTCTTGCTAGGGCTAAGGAATTTTTAGATGGATGTCTAAGAGCACGATATTCTCAAACTGTTCATGATGAAGTTTCTTCCGAAATACCCCTTACTGATTTTGATGGTAAGCCTTTAGAGGATTCAGCAATAGGGCCTTTTGATAGAAGATTACAAAGACTTTATCAAACAGATAATAAAACAAGTTTAATTACTCCTTATGATACAAGATTTCAGCAGGTTTCTACAACTGGATATTTAATTTCTGATCAAAAAGTACAAGAATCCCAAATTGAAAATCAAAAAGATGTTTTGTCTGCTTTGGCAGAAAAAAGGGAACAACTTAAAAAAGATGATTTCTTTAAGGGTATTCCCTCCCTTATAAATACGTATGCTGTTACAAGATTATATGGAAGTAAAGGAGGCAATTATCTCATCAATAGAAGAAACGAAAGAAAATGGTATGAAATAGATCAAGCTTCGGATGGAGATTTAGCTTTTAGTTTAAACCCAACTACTTCATCTATTATTTCTTGGGGTAATGGGGATCCTTATGGAAGAACACCTTATCATTTTAGCGATTTTGTTTATTGCAAATATTGGAATATAGTTCCTAACAATCGAATGATTACTCTTCGAAGATATGCTGCTCCTATCGTAGATAACCTTAAGTTTCCTGGAATGGACGGTTTACAAGATTTTGGTACTGCTGGAAATAATTCAGATGAAAAAGCTGCTAATTCGCAAAACGCAAATCCCGGAACTCAAGATCAAGGAGGGGGAAAGAAAGTTTCTTTTCCCCCAATGGCAACGGCAGTTACTTATTTTGGGGAAGAAACAGGAAATTCTCTTTCGACTATTTTAAAAATGAGTGCAGGATTAAAATGGGGGGATGTAGAAGCAAAAGTCTTTGAAGTTCAATCCCAAGCAAACCCGGATATGGAAGCAGGACCCGCGGGGCTTTTCGGGGGTCTTACCAAATTTGCTAAGATGCTTAATATTGCTACGGGAAGTTTTGACCAGCAAGCAATATTGAATAAAGGAAATTTACCACCAGATCCATATAGCGGAGGTCCCTACGAAAACAGGGTTATTGGACCTGTCAACAGAATTGATTCTGTTAAAAAAAGGGAAGCCGGATTAAAATTTGAAAATAAAATATCTTTGGTATTCGAATATGTTGCCCGACCAATTGGGGGTATAAATACTAAAGCAGTTTTATTAGATATACTTTCGAACTTTTTAGTTATTGGATCTGCTTCAGCAATGTTCTGGGGTGGGCAGCATAGATTTATGGCAAATCCCCAGCAATATCCATTTATGGGTGGGGATAAAGGGATTCAGCAATGGTATAGGGGTCAGCCTTTACAATGGGCTCAATCATCAATCGATACTTTTGCAGATAAAATCACTGATGCTACTGGAGAATTGGCTGATCTTGCAAAAGGGGTTTGGAATGCTATTTTGGGAAAAGGAAGCTTAAAAAGTCTTATTACTGGTGATAGTCTTGCGGGAAATATAATTCGTGCAAAATCAGCAGAAAAATCAGAGGGACAAATTCCTTATCTAACAGGATTAAAGGCTCTTCTAATAGGCGAACCAGTTGGGGAATGGCATGTAACCATTGGAAATCCTCTAAATCCTATCGCTATGATCGGGAATTTAATTTGCGACAGCATAGAGCTTGAATTAGGAGAAGAATTAGGACCCGATGATTTCCCCCTAGAGATAAAAATTACAGTTAATCTTGATCACGGAATGGCTAGAGATAGAGATGCAATTCAATCTATCTTTAACCGTGGTATGGGTAGGATTTATGATCTTCCGGATAATTTTGCAGGAAGTGCTGATTATGAAACAAGGGTTGACAAATATACAGGAAATCAATCCATGACTGGTTCCCAGCCTTCTTTTGCCGGGGGAACATTTATTGCTGATTCCGGAACAACAGGAGGTAAATTTGGCAAGCCCGCTATTAAACAAAATACTTTGTCCGGAGCAGTTAGTGTTTGGAATAGGGATAAATTCTCAGCAGTTTCAGCTAATCAGGATCTTAATTTTACAGGAAATAAAGTATTAAATAGAAGCGCTTACAGAGCAGCTGATTGGATTTCATTAAAATCACTTAAGTAATTATGTTTTTAAATTCTATAGATAATAAGCCTTTACTTACAAAGGAGGACGGAACAACAATTAGGGATTTGACCCAGACGATGTTCAACTTTAAAACTAATAATTATCTTAGTTTTCAAGCATATAGGATCCCTGCAGATTATGCCATGAGACCCGATTTAATTTCTCAAGCAGTTTATAATAATACCATTTATGCAGAGTTCATTTTAAAATATAATGGAATTAGCAATGCTTTTACTATTTCTCCAGGAGACATTATTCTTATCCCTGATTTAAATAGTGCACAGGATAATGTTAAGAAACAGGGGGAAGGAGCGGATTCTCCGGAGAATAAGATTAGGCTTTCATATAAATATATCGACCCCACAAAAGCTCCTAAACAAGATAAAACTGCTGTTGCTTTTAGTGATAGAAATCTTAAAGAGGGTGCATTACCTCCTAATATTGCCGATGAAGGAGCAAAACAGATAGTCCATAGGAATGGCCGGGTTTATTTTGGGGAAGGCATTGGAGAAAGTGCATGTTTAAAGAATGGAATGAGTTCAAGTGAATTCTTAACTACAATTATAAAAAGCAAAAAAGTCTAATGGCTGATTATACATTTAATCCAATCGGGGATAGTGAACCCCCAAAACAAGCTAGTAGAAACGATGCTGGAAAAGAAAAATATAGGATTTATAATGTTTTCAAACCAACAATCGTATTGGATGAAATGTCCTTACCCGAAACTAATCCTGGGGGAAAAGCTCAAAAGATAGAAGATAAAACTTCTGTAGAATTTCCTTTTATAAAAATAAATGATTATCTTATTTCTAGGGGAGAGATTGATTATTTTGAAATAGATTCAACAAAAAGGCTTCCGACTATTATCCTTACTTTAAGTTTTTCTAATGATAAATTCCTAACTAAGGAAATGCCTAAAGATGGGGACATTATTTCTGTGGCTATTACTAATCAAACTGATTTATTACATCCTATCCGAAATGATTATGTAATTACGGGGGTAAGCCCTCTTAAAAAAAGTACTTCTGTTCAATCAGGTATTACAATTACATTTTTTGGAGAACTTTTTATACCAGGTCTTTCAGGATATAAAAAAGCTGTAGCTTTTAATGGAATGACTTCGATGGAAGCTCTAAAAGAAATCGCTAAATCATTAGGTTTAGGATTTAATACAAACGAAGAAAACACAGATGATAAGCAATTATGGTTTGTTTTTACTAGCTATGAAATTTCCATCGAAGAAATAGCTTCAAGATCATGGAAAGATGAAAATAGTTTCTTTGACTGGTGGATCGATATTTATTATAATTTTAATTTTGTAAATGTTCAAAAACAATTACTTTCATCGGAAGATGAAATTGATATAGCTGCTTCTTTAAGTAATGTTCCGAAAGAATATTATTGGGGAAGTAATACAAATGAAGCTGTTGAGGCTCCTAAAGTATTTTCAAACTTCGAAGGATATAGGACAACAAGTTTTTATATCACAGACTGGAAACCCATTAATAAATCTTCAGCTATTACTTTTGAATATGGAACTAATGTTCAAGCTTGCTTCTTTGAGCATAACAAAGTTCTTTATGATGACCCGGAAAAAACTAAATATTGGTCCTTCAAAATTGATCCTGCTTATGACCAGGAAAAATTAAACAGCCATATTTTATTGAGAGGGCGAGCTACTTGGGATGCTTCCTTACATTCCAATGAACCCGCAAGAGCTAATTATAACTATGCAGATCTCTATAATAGTTCCCCATGGTTAGGAATTCAATATACAATTTCTAATCCCGATGAAGATAATAGTAAATGGACAGGAAATCACCACAGAAATTATGTTAGATCACAGATTCAAAATATTTTGAACCGAGTTGAATTAGAAAAATTAAATGTAGAAATATCTGTTCAGGGTTCTAACTTAAATATCATTAAAGGGGATAAGGTTCCAATTGTTTTAATACAAAAGAATCGTTTTGAAAACCTCTTAATAGATAAAAATTTTGTTGCCGATGCAGCTTTGGAATTTTTCTATACGGGATGGTATTATGTTAAGGGATTTACTTTATCCTGGGTAAGAGATGTTCCGCAAGTCTATTCGCTATTCTCCCAAAAATTTATTTTAACAAGAAGAGAATGGCCTGCTCCTGTTCCTGTTGATCCAGTAAAAATACAGGATAAAAAAGGCTTTGAACAACAATAAATAAAAAAATAACCAGATAATGCCAACCTTAGCTGAAAATATCTTTAAGTCTTTTAGAACTCCTGGTTCAGTCTTGAATAGCGGAGTAATTGCTGGCGGAAAAATATCAAAAACCTTTGATGAACCAACCTATTTGACTTTTAGACTTGGATTTAGACCTGCAAATACGAATCTTGAGTTAACAAACTATGATAAAATGCCTCATCCATTATTTGAAAGGGCAGAGCCTCAGGATGATATTAATGCAAGAAATTTTTATTCTACAAGGCAATTCTTAAGGGATGCTAATGAATTCGTTAGAGAAAAAATGCTCTTAGAATTTATTGATAAATGGAATGTTGTTCAAAATAATTATCAATGGTATTTCCAAAGTATCTCAGGAATTGACTCCTTATTAAAAATAGATCCAAAAAGAGGTATCAGGGTTTCTAAAGATGGCAAAGTTACAATTAAGATGTTTGAAGGACTTGATTGGAAAATTATTCATCTCCTAAATCTTTATCGCAAAATTGCATGGGATGATGTTTATCAAAGATGGATACTTCCCGATATGATGCGTTATTTTATGATGGATATTTACATTACAGAATTCAGAACATTTCATCAATCTACATTAACTACAAATCCTTCAGAACAAAAACCAAAAACTTTTCCAGGTTCTGAAGTTCCTAATATGGTTTTAACGGCTATTGACGATTTAATGCCTACTTATGTTATTCATTGCGAAAGATGTGAATTTGACATTACATCATTTAATTCTCAATTCAACGATCTTAATGTAACGGATCCTCAAATGGCCGAAATATCTTTTGACATTAAAGTTGGAACTATAACAGAGGAATATAGAAATTCTATTCTTGATTATTACTATACAGATCGAATTATCAATGGATTAGAAAGAAGCGTAGAATTTTCAATGCTTAAAGGAGAATCTATTCCAGTTAATCTAGGAGGGGTGAGTGTTCCTATTATCATGCAAGAGGATATTCCTTATAATCCTTTAAAAATCTCAGCTAATACTGAAGCAAGAGCATATATAAATCCTGATATGGATTATGGGGAAAAAGCTTCTCATACATCCGGACAGCCTTTTGTTGAAACGGGTGGATCCGGGGAATCTAATCTTTCCAACGCATCTCAGGCCATTCAACCGCCAACATGGATAGGAAATACTATCAAATTCGGAAAAGCATTTGCAGAAAATCTTTTAGATACTGCAGTTGGAAAAGCTAAGATGACTAAAATACCTGGGTTAGGAGTTTCCTTTAATGAAGCCCTTGCAGCTGCACAAAGTAAAAATATCTTTGTTGTTTTTGGCCTTGTTCGTCAAGCTATGACTCAGGACTTAGCCCCTACGATGCCTTCTCAAGAACTTTCCAATAAGCTTATAGATACTTCTTTTAGAGAATTTGTTTCAAAGATAGCTAAATCCGAAGCAACAAATGGAACAGAGAATTTAGTAAGAGCAGCAAATAAAATTTTGAACGATCAAGGAATATGGGAAGAAATAAAAGATATGTCAAAAGCTACAGATCTTATTTCTCAAATATATAATGAAGTTAATATAGGGAAATCTATTGAGAACCCCGAAGGATTAAAATCCCAAGTAAATATTTTAACTTCTAATGATAGATCAAAAGCAACAGATTTAGATGGAGATCCTACGATCACAGGACAATCTTTAGTCTATAAGGGAATTCCGCTAAGCACTTCTACTTCTGGTTCAATTGAAGGAAAAACTCTATCTAAAGTAAAAATAGGATCTACAGATGGAAATATTCAAAAGGACGAAGGGCAAGAAACTAATCCTAGCGTTGCAACCTCTGTAGGTTATCTTGAAAAATCTAGCTTTTCTGAAATTAAACCTAATTTGGGAATTGAAGAAGGCGGTTTGGAAAGTGCTGCTCCAAGTTTAGCAACTTCCAAAAGGGACGATTTACAAAAACCTAATTTTACAGGAAGTAAACCTAAATCAGAAATTCAAGGTGGCGAAATTGAGGATGCAGAAGTAAGTAAAGCTACAAAAAGTGATATAGAAAATGGAAAATATTTCTTTGGAGGCATTTCAAAAAATGAATTAGTAAAAGAAAAACTTCCAAGACCAAAACCAAGTGAAGATTTAAGCGAACCTATTAAAAATAAATAATTATGCAATTACCAGACGGCTTACATTTAACAATGAAGGATCTTCACGATAACGACTGGTTAGGCGTTATCTCGAACAATATTGACCCGACTTTTTCTGGTAGGTGCCAAGTTCGTGTTTATAGGTTAATGGATCACTTAAGTTCCAAAGATCTTCCTTGGGCAGTCCCAATTAATTCAACTGTTTTTGCTAGTGATGGAGCTGGATCTATTTCTATTCCTAAAATTGGACAAATAGTTCGTGTTCAGTTTAATAATGGTGATATTTATTCCCCTGAATATACTACTATTCAAAATATTGATACCCAATTAATTGAAAGGATTAAAGATGACTATGATGGAACTCATGTATTACTCTACGATCCCGATGAAGAATTAACTATCATATATCAAAGAAATAGTGGAATGCAAATGTATTATCGCGGAAGTTTTATTCAAATTTCGCCTGATAGTATGATTACAATTGAACATGCAAATCAAGAATCTTTAATACAGTTAGATGGGGATAAGCTTAATATCGTTACTAAAAATGAAGTTAATGTTTCTGCTGCAGCTAAAGTTAGTATAAATGCTGACGAAGTTGTAGCAAGTGGCAATCAGGCAAC